AACAGACCACGGTGACCATGACCGATTCCCACGCGGATTTCTTTATCCGGAACATGGTGGCAATCCTGGCCGAGGAACGCGTGGCGTTCGGCGTGGTTCGTCCCACGGCGTTCGTGGATACCGACGTCCGCGCGTAACCACCCATTGACCGGGCGCGGGCCGCGTTTTGCTGGGGCGCGGCCCGCGTCCACCCAACCCGGAAAGGGGCACGGCAATGGCTGGCCTAAAAACATACAACGTCCACGTCAATGGCGTGGCCGCCACACTGCGGCTATCGGACGCGGACGCCAAGTCCCGGGGCCTGACGGCGGCTGACGTCGTGGGGGCCAAAAAGGCAACACCGCCCAAGGCAAGGCCGGCAACCAAAAACGTGCCGGCCCCGCCACTGAACAAAGCACGAACCGCCGCCGAAAAGGCCGAATAGGTTTAGGGGGGCGGAACCGTGACGACGTCAATTATCGAACCGGACGAGGACGCGTTTCGCTTGCCGCCCCTGGTCAGCGCGGAAGATTTTTCGGCGTGGACCGGTGGCAAGGTCCTGGCTGCGGACCCCCGCGTTTTGCCCCTGCTGAACGGGGCGTCCGCGGGGATTCGGCGGTGGGCCCGGTGGCATATTGCCCCGGTACTCGAGGAAACCCTGACCGGCGACGGCCCGGGCGGTTCGCTGCTGCTGCTGCCCACGGGCCGGCTGTTGGAAATCCTGACCGCGACGAACGCCGGCGAACCGGTGGACGTTACCGGGCTGGACTTTAGCCGCCACGGGATGATTTCCACCGGCGGGTCCTGGTCTGACCGGTTCGGGGCGGTGTCCGTCCGGGTCCGCCACGGCTATGACCTGGCGGACGTCCCGGACGTGGCGCAAATCGTGAAACAGGTCACGGCCAACGCCCTGGCGTCCCCCATGGGGGCCACCCGGGAACAGGCCGGGACGGTATCGGTTGCGTGGGCAACCACGGCCCCCGGGGTATCCGGCGGCCTTTCACTGCTGCAACGGGACCTGGACGTCCTGGCCGCGTTCAAGATTTAGGGGGGTCCATGCTGCCGTCTTTTGCGAATGATACGCCGGTCCGGGTCCGCCCAACGTGGACCACGGACGCCCGGGGGACGCGCCGGCCGGACTACGGGGCCGGCGCTGACCGGGCGTCCGTCCCGGGGTCCCTGCTGCAACCGGGGGCGTCCGTGGAAGTCCTGGAAAACCGGGTGGGCGCGGTCGCCGTCCGGTGGTCCTGGTTCGCCCCGGCCGGCACGGACGTGGAAGCCACGGACGCCGTGGAATGGCGGGGCAAGTTATACGCCGTGGACGGCGAACCGGCCCGGCACCGGTCCCCAACCGGCGCGCTGGACCACGTCCTGGTCCTGCTGATCGACTGGAAAGGGTAGGGCCATGGGGCAGGTAGTAACCAAAATCGAATTCCACTACCCCGCGTTTACCCGGGTCCGCCAATCCGCCGGGGTAGCCGCTGACCTTAAACGGCGGGGGGACGCTATCGCGGCCGCCGCCGGGGACGGCGTGGGCGTCCGCGTGGCCATGGGCGCGTCCCGCGCCCGCGTCACTGTGATAACGGAAACCTACGCCGCCGCCAAAGCCGAAGCCACGGACAAAACCCTAACCAGCGCGATAGGGGCGGGCCGTGGCTGAATTCGTCGAACCCGCGGACGGGGAAACCGTCCTAATCAGTTACTTACGGGACCTGCTGGGGCTTCAACCAGGGTTCGAATCCGTGGCCGTCCTGGGGGCCATGGACGCCGCGTCGCCCGGCTATGAACCGCCGGCGGAAGCGGTGACGGTACGGCTGACCGGCGGCGTCCCTCGGGACGTCCTGGTGTCCAACCTGCAACTGACCATAACGGCGTGGGGGGCCGGCCCCGAGGACGACATACGGGCGTCCGATATAGCCCGCCGGGTAACCGGCCTGATCCTTTACGCCGGCCGCAAGGGGTACATGGGCGCGACGGTAGTTAACAACGTCACGGCCCTGTCCCTGCCCTATAAAGATTCGGACCCCGTCACGTCCCGGGCCCGGTATTCCGCAACTTTCGCGGTTTCAATGCGCGGGCAAATCGTCCACGTCTAAGTAGTTCCCACTGCCTGAAAGGGGCAAAACAAAATGTCTGTTATTGCATCCAATGTTCTTACCGGTGCCCCGGATCAGTTGACCACCGGGCCCATTCTTTCCGCGCCGCGGGGAACCCCACTTCCCACGGCCGTGGATGACGTCCTGGACGCGGCGTTCGAAGATTCCGGCTATATTTCCGAGGACGGCCTGACCCTGACCCCGGAACGTTCCACGGAACAGGTCCGGGACTGGTCCGGTTCGGTAGTCCGGGAACTGCTGACCGAATTTTCCGCCAAACTGGCCTGGGGCCACCTGGAAACCAACGAACAAAGCCTGAAAAATTACCTCGGGGATGACAACGTTACGGTGACCGCGGCGGACGCCACGAACGGCAAACGCATAACGGCCCTGCTCAAGTCCGCCGAAATGCCCCGCAAGTCCTGGGTGTCCAAAATCAAAGACGGGGATAGCCGGGTGGTGATCGTGGTCCCGGACGGCCAGGTGTCCGAAACCGGGGAAGTGGCGTTCGTAAAGTCCGGCGCGATTACCTGGCCCGTGACCCTTGCGACGTACCCGGATTCTGAGGGCGTCAACGTCTACATCTATTTGGACGACGGGCAAGTCCTGACCGCCGGCGTCCCGGCGCTGACGGCCGTATCCGGTAGCCCGAACCCGGCCGCCGAGGGGCAGCTGGTCACGATCACGGGAACCCGGTTCACGGGAACCACGGCCGTGACTGTCGACGGAACGCCGGTGGAAGATTTCACGGTGGTGGATTCGTCCACCATTGTGGCCGCCATGCCGGCCGGCGACGCCGGCCCGGCGGACGTCGTGGTTACCAACGGCGTGGGCGCGTCCACGGCGTTCGTTTACACCCGCGCATAGCCGCCCCCTGATAGGCGGAACGGGCCCCACGGGGGTGGGCCCGTTCCGCCTTTTTTCATCCCCCGAAAACGTGAAAGGCCACCAGCATGGTTTACGAAGTCCCGGCGTCCAAGGCGTCACTAAAGCAAAACGTATTCGAATTCAAAATCCCGGGCGAAAAGAAAACGCGGTCCCTGCCACTGCTTAAGTTCCTGCCGATCGGTTACCGTAACCGCATGGCCCAAATGGCCGCGCCGATCCAAGCCGCCCAAGCCGCCGGCACGGACCCGGCACGGGAAGATTTGCACGCCCTGGGAACGGTCCAGCTTGAACTGTTGGAAAAGTTTTCCCCCGGCGTCACGGACCTTATGGATGATGACCAGTTGGCGGCCCTGCTCAAGGCTTGGCAGGAAGCAAGCCAAATCACAGTGGGGGAATCGCCGGCCTTGCCCTGATCCTGTCCGATCACGGCGAGGCCATCGAATATGACCTGCTGGCCCTTGGGCTGCGGTTGGATGACCTGGGAACGGACCGCCTGACGTGGCGGGACCTGTTCGTGGTCATCCACCGTTCCGGCCCGGATTCGGCCCTTATGCGGGAAGTACAGCCGGAACTTTCGGCGTGGGCGTCCGGCCTGGTCCTGGCTGACCTGCTGGCCCACGCGGTGGACCTGCTGGCCGGCGGCAACTGGCAACGCGCCGGGAAGCGAACGGCACCCAAGCCCAAACCGATCCCCCGGCCAGGGCGGAAAACGGAAGCCCAACGCTACGGCGCGGACCCCATCCCGGTTAAAGATTTCGACGCCTGGTGGGACAAAAAACAATCCTGAAAGGCGGGTAAACCGTGGCGGACGCCCTAGAACTTGCAACGGCTTACGTTTCCCTGGTCCCGTCCATGAAAGGCGCGGAAGGGCAGATAACCAAAGACCTGGTCCCGGGCGCGGAAGCCGCGGGCACGTCTGCCGGCAAGGCGGCCGGGGCCAAGTTTTCCACCGGCATGGCCGTGGGCGGGGCCGTGGCCGCGGGGGCCGTGGTGGCCGGATTCAAGGGCCTATACGAGGTTGGCGCGGTCTTTGACGACGTCGCGGACACTATCCGCGTGGGGACCGGGGCGTCCGGGGCCGCGCTGGATTCCCTGACCGAATCAGCCAAAAACATTGGCAAGACCGTGCCGGCGTCTTTTGAGTCTGTGGGAACCACCGTTGCGGACGTCAACACCAGGATGGGCCTAACCGGCGGGACCCTGGAAAAGGTCGCGTCCCAATACCTCGAGGCCGGCCGGATGCTTGGCCAGGATATTGACATTGGGACGACGTCCGCGGCGTTTTCGGCGTTCAAAATTGAGGGCGACGCCGTGGCCGGGGCCATGGACACCCTGTTTCAGGTGTCCCAATCCACCGGTGTAGGCATGAACGAACTGGCCGCGTCGGTCCAGAAAAACGCGCCGGCCATGCAAACCCTTGGGTTCAGTTTCGAGGAAACCGCCGCCCTGGCCGGTTCGCTGGATAAGGCGGGCCTGAACAGCACGGCCATGATGTCATCAATGTCCAAAGGCATGGTCACCCTTGCCAAAGCCGGGGAGGAACCGTCAGCGGCGTTCAAACGGGTAACCGGGGAAATTTCCGGGTTCCTGGCGACGGGGGATAAGGCCGCCGCTATCGACTTGGCGTCCAAGGTCTTTGGGACCAAAGGCGCGGCCCAATTCGTGGGGGCCCTCGAATCCGGAACCATTGCCATGGACAGCCTGGTGGCCGGCGCGAACCTGACCGGGGACACCATCCTGGGCGTGGGCGCGGAAACCCAAGACTTTGCCGAAAAATGGCAACTGGTCCAGAACAAAGCCACGGCCGCCCTTGAACCGCTAGGGTCCGCGGTGTTCACCTGGTTGGCGGACACCCTAACGGCCATGATGCCAACCCTCGAGGCCATGGGGTCCTGGCTGTCAGAAAACACGTGGGCCTTTGGCGTCATTGCCGGGATTATCGGCGGCGTCCTGGTCGCGGCGTTCGTGGCGTGGGCGGTGTCCGCGTGGGCGGTGGCCGTCGCACTGCTGGCCAACCCGGTGACGTGGATCATTATTGGCATTATCGCCCTGATTGCGGCCCTGGTGTTCCTGATTATGAATTGGGACGCCGTGGTGGCGTGGGTCACCCAAGTGTGGGGCGGTTTCGTCAATTGGGTGGGCGAAGTGTTCGGCGGGCTCGGGAACTGGCTTAAGGAAATTTGGGACGGGTTCGTTTCCTGGTTCATGGGCATCCTAACCGGGTTCGGTTCATGGGTCATGGGCATATGGAACGGCCTATGGCAATGGGTAGGTTCCGCCCTTTCGGCGGCGGGTGCATTCCTGGCCGCAATTTTCCAAGGAATAGTGAACTTTTTCCTAAGTGCCCTACTGGCCTGGCAGAATTTTTGGATTTCGATTTTCACCGGAATAGTTAATTTCGCCGTGGGAATTTTCAACGGATTCCTAAGTTTTGTCGCCGGAATCCCGGGGGCCATTATGGCCGGGCTTGCCTGGCTGGCCAACCTGGCCGGCATGGTGGGCGGCTGGTTCGCTTCCATGGCCCAAGCCGCCATTGCCCAAGGCATGGCCATGCTCAATTGGGTGGCCGGCATCCCGGGGCAAATCCTGGGGTTCCTGTCCGGTCTGGGGTCCATGCTGTTCAACGCCGGGTCCCAAATCATGTCCGGCCTGTTGGACGGCATCAAAGCCGGGTTCCAAGGCATAGCCGATTTCGTGGGCGGGATCGGCCAATGGATCGCGGACAATAAGGGGCCCAAGGCGTATGACTTGGCCCTGCTGGTCCCGGCCGGCGGCTGGATCATGGGCGGCTTTGTGGACTCATTGCGGTCCCATATCCCGGACCTGCAAAAGCTAATGGGCGACGTTTCCAACACCCTGAAAGTTGGCGTCCCGGACAATCTGACGGTATCCGGTCAGGTCGCGTCCCCGGCACCCGCCGGCGGCTACGGCATGGCGGCCGGCGCGGCCGCGCGGGTAACGAACATCGAAGTCAATAACCCGGTGCCCGAACCGGCCGGCCAGTCCATAACCACCACCCTGGCCAAGGTGGCATATCTAGGAATCGACGGGGGCGAATAAATGGAAACCTGGACAATTGACGGCGTCCCCCTGCTGACCCTGGCAACGGACGTCCAACGGCTGGACGGGAACCTGGCCCCGCCCTTGCGGGGGGATGATCGCCAATACGCGTTCCGGCCCGGAAAGGAATTCCGGGCCCGGGTCGCGGATTCCCGGTCGATCACGTTGGGCCTTTGGCTGATCGGCCAGGACGGGCCCGGGTCCACGGTCGCGGAATACATGGCCAACTACGCCGGCGCGGAACGTCAATTGCGGCGGTTGCTGCGGCCGGACGCCGGCGGCCAGTTCGAAATAACCCGGACGTGGACGGATGACCTCGGGACGCATACGGCCGCCGGCCACGGCATCGCACCCGGGGGCATCGAACGGCAACGCGCCGGCAAGCACGCCGGCCGGGTCACGGTGGATATTTCCATGGCGGACCCGTTCTTTTATGGCACCGCGGTGGACGTCGCCCTGCCGTTGGGCGTCCCCGCCGTTGTGGATAACTTGGGGGATGACGCCACGACGGCGGTAACCCTCGAATACACCGGGCAACTGTCCAACCCCGTGGTGACCAATGAAACGCCGGCCCCCGAGGTTTGGGTAAAGGTGGGCACCGCCCTGGCCCTGGGGGATTCCCTGACCGTGGACGTCCTGGCGACGTCCGCCGTCCGGGATTCGGATGACGCCAACCTGATTGGGGCCGTGACCCATTCCGGGGCCCGGGCCTGGATGGGCCTAAAGCGCGGTTCCAACACCGTGACCCTAACCGCCGATTCGGGGGCCGGTTCCGCGGTCCTGACCTTTCAACCTGTCTACTACTAAGAGGGGGCCGTAATGGCTGGAAATTACCCGGACGCGCCGTCCTGGCGTATGGCCTATGACCGGGACGGGACGCAAGGCTATACCATTAGCGCGTCCAACGTCATAACCCAACTAACCGGAACCCAAATGACCATCCTTAATAATGAGGACGAGGACAGTTTCCAAATCGTGGGGACGGGCACGTCCGGGACTTTGCTTATCGTGTTCCCGGAATTACGGGACCTGGACGCCTATTTTCTTAGGAACCTGCCGAGTGCCTTTAGCCCGCCGCCCCTGACCATTGCCACGTCCGTGGACACCACTAACGGCATAGATGGGACGTGGTCAACTATCTTTAGCGGGTCCGGGACGTCCGGGACGGTTAAGCCGGGCTACCGGTCCGGGATTGCGTCAACCACCGCGCTGGGAATTCGGGCCATTAGGTTCACGGCCAATAATGGGGCCCTAAACAATTTTTCCCCTAACGTTCTGCACCTGTACGGGGAACCGGCACCGGGGGAAAACCCCAACAGGCTGGCCCTATGGCATCCCACTTTAGACCAGCGGGTGACCCCTGCCTATTTCGACTGGGGCAACGTGCCCCGGTCATCGTCCGCGGACCGGACGTTCCGGGTCAAAAACCTTTCGGCCACGCTAACGGCGAATACCCCCCGCGTGGCCATGGAGTCCCTTTCGGACACCACGCCGTCCGTGGTGGGCCAACATACTTTGAGCCTGGACGGGGCCACGTTCCTGGCCCAAGTGAACCCCGGCACCCTTGCCCCCGGGGCTATATCCGGGGTCATCACGTTACGCCGGGTCACGCCGTCCAACGCCCAACTTTCCCTATGGAGTATGCGGGTATTCGCGGAAGCCACTAGTTGGAGTTAAAGCCATGACGTCATTGTCCGTAAAAAGCCGTAACCGGTCCCTACGTTCCCACTTTGGGGCGGACCGCCATTCCACCCTGTCCGAAGCAACCCTATATTTTGCCCTGTTCCGGGGTGATCCATTCGGGGCCGGCACGGAACCGACGTCCGCCGGCGGCTATGCGCGGGTGGCGAAAACGAACGACGCAACCCTTTGGGGAACTATCGGGGCAACGGACGTCACGGTGGGCAACGGCGGGGCATCGGGGACGATTGCCTGGCCGGTGGCCACCGGGCTGTATTCCATCACCCTGGGATTGGATTTTTGGGCCGTGTTTGATAATTCAACGGGCGGGGTCCTGCTTTACGGCGGGCCGCTGACAACCGCCATTTTCGTGACTGGTGCCGGGGACGTTCCGCGTATCCCGGCGGGGTCCCTGAACATCAGCCAACTAGGTTAACCGGTGACGAACCGGGACGGTGCCGGGACCGGAACTTTCCCGGCGTTTCGCTTTACCGCGGCCGCGGTTACTTCCCAATACGCGGCGGTGCCCCTGGCCCCCGTGAACGGGGACCGGATACCGTCCACCGCGGTGTCGTTGCGGGTGGACGTATCGAACACCGCCGGCGGGAATTCGGACGTCCGGTTCGAGGTCGCCACGGACGCGGCCTTTACGGCCGTCGTGTGGGGTTCCACGGCCACGAACGTGCCTGACGGGGTCCTACAGGCCACCGCGTCCGGGCTGACCTCGGGGACGAAATACTGGTGGCGCGCCCGGGTGGCCCCCACCGGGACCACCACCTGGGGCCCCTGGTCCGGCACGGCGCGGGTTGATAGCGGGGCCACCCTGGTTCCCGTCACCGCGGCGACGGCCAACGCGTCATTGGAACCCCCCATGAACGCGGTGGACGGTAACCCAACGACGTATTGGCACTCTGACGGCGCGCTGCCGGCGTGGTGGCGGGCACAATTCGGAAGCGCGCAACCCATAACCCAAATGACACTGCGGAACCGGGCACTATCGGCACAACAAACCCCCCGTGATTTCCTGATACAGGGAAGTAATGACGGGTCCGCGTGGACCACGCTATCCACCCAAACGGGAATCACCTGGTCCCCGGCGGATCAAATCCGGACGTTCACCTGGTCCAACACCACGCCTTATCTATATGCCCGGATTTATGCCACCGCCGGGAACGGGCAAAATTGGCAGGTCTACACGGAAGTGACGTTTTCCACAACGGGAACGGGTGCCATTGTTTACGAGCCTTGGGCTTTTACCCCGGACCTGAACGCGGGCCGCGGGTTCAGCTATGTGGACACTAACGCCGGCGTTGCCCTGGCCCTGGACCCGGACGTCACGGCCGCGGCGTATGTGGACTTTAACGTGGGCTTTGACTTGCCGTTGGATAAGGACGTCACGGCCGCGGCGTATGTGGACCTTAACGTGGGGTTCCTTATCACGCTCAAGGCCGAGGGGTTCGAATACGTCCATTACGGGGACGTCAACACCCTGGCCCCGTTCCCGCATATTTGGTTTCTACGGCCGGCAGCTGGCCGCGAAGGCGACGGGATCAGCATTATCTGTTTCGGCGTGGGGGACCTGTCCACCACCTTTTCGGGAAGCGTCGAACTTTACTACGGCCCCACGCTTGGGTGGGTGGCGGTCCCGGTTACGGCCTGGAACACGTACCCGCCCACCGTGGACGCTTACACCGCGGACCGCCGGCTGGACCCGCCGGCGTTCCACATTGATATGCAACATACGGTTATCGAAATTGTGGTCCCGGTTGGGGCGGTTCCGCCGGGGTATCCACTACGGGTTAGGACGGTGACGCCGTGACGGTCAACACCAGTAACAGCACGTTCCTAACGGTCCTGCCGTCCACCGCGCTGGACGGGGTGGGGTGGACGTGCCGGGTACTGTCCGAACGGGACTACGTGACCCCCATTGCACTGGTGGAACGGTTCGCCGGTATGGGGTTCACCATGGACGCCAACGCCGAGGGCGGCGGGACCGTCGCTTTGGATTCGGACGACGGCATTTTCTCCGGGGCTTTGCCGGCCGGCGAAACCACCCGCCTGGCTGACCAGGAAGCCCTATGGCAAATCCTCGAGGACGGGCAAGTCCGGTTCGAATTCCTGGCCGAGGACGTGGACGAGGACATAATCCCGGACGGCGGCGGCCCCCGCCAAACGGTCGTGGCCGGCCGGGGGACGGCGTCCGTACTGGAATGGGCCCCGGTCCTGCCCGAGGGGATGCCCACGCCCACGTCCATGACCCGGGAATTCAACGCCCATCCCATGACCGCCTGGTTCCAACTGTTCCAAGAAGCCCAAGCCGAGGACTTTTTATCGTGGGTAACGCTGTCCTTTGACGGGACCACGGATTCCCACGGCAACCCCTGGGGCGGCCCGCAAACCCTGACAGTGAACGCCGGGGACACCCTGCTGGACCTGCTCAAGCGGTGGGCGGAAGCCAATGAACTGTCCTGGCGTATGCGCCCGGGCTTTACTTTGGAAGTCCACCAGGACGGCGGGTCCCGGCTTGAAGATACGGTGGTTTTCACTCAATACCGGTCCCAAGGCGAACACAAACGCAAAATCACCCGCCGGGAACTGGCCAATATCGTATACGCCGATTCCGGGGACAACGGCTTGGCCTTTGCCGAGGATTCGACGTCTGCGGGCAAGTGGCGCAAACGGGCCGCGTGGATTTCTGCCGGGGACGCGTCGGACGCGTCCGCCCGGTCCGCGGTGGCCAACATAACGCTATCCCTTGCCAAGGATCAAAGGCTGTCCCGGACGCTAAAACTGCTGCCGGACCGCGAAGGCCGGCAACCGTTCGTGGACTTTAGCGTCCAAGATTGGGTGGGGGTGGAAGTCCCGGACGACGACGCCGAATCCGGGGCCCGGCAGGTGGTGGGCCTGGCCGTGGACATTGACGCGGACGGCGTGGTCCAGTACGAAGCCACGTTACAAAGCCGGTTCGAAGTCCGGGCAATCAAAACCCAACGGCTACTGGACAAACTGGGGGCGTCCGAACGGTCCGGGTCCGGGTCCGCCGCGGCGTCCCCCATCCCGGTGTCCAAGGCTATGTCCGTGGTCAAAATGGCGGACTTGGCGGACGTGGACCTAACGGCCCCGTCCACGGGTTCCCTGCTGCAATGGAACGGTGCCCGGTGGGTGGACGTCGTGGGAAACCTGGATTTCCTGGCGGACGTCGATACGTCCGGGACCGAGGCCCCAACCGCCGGGCAAGTCCTGACCTATGACGCCGGGGCCGGGTTATGGAAACCGGCGACGGCTGCGGCCGGCGTTTCAACACTGGACGGGCTATCGGACGTCACGGCACCGGCCCCCACAAACGGGCAAGTCCTGACCTATGAAACCGCAACGTCACAGTGGAAGCCGGCGGCGGCCGCCGGCGGCGGCGCGACATTGCCGGACGTGCTTTGGAAGCTTACGCCGCAAGACGGGACCGCGGCCGCGTCGTTTTCCGGCAACCCGTGGAACGGAACAGCGTTCACGGCGGCGGTTGCTTGCACGCTGAAAAAGGTTCATGCGAAGTTCAATGCCGTGTCCGGGATTAGCTATGACGCCCGGTTGCTGGTGATGGGCGGGGATACCCGGGTGGTTTCGTCCGTCGTTGATACGGCCACCATTGTGGCCCCGTCCTCGGGGGTGCAAATGCTGGAATGGCCCGGACTGTCATGGACGCTGACCGCCGGCGTCCGGTATGGGCTTATCTTCCGGCGGGCTGACGGGACGAACGCCGATTGGCGTTACATCAACATACAAACCGCCCCGTCTTGCGCCTACGCCTACACGTGGGGTCAGGCAATCGACTGCCTGACCATGCCCACGGCCACGGTCACCGCCGGAACCAATTTGCAAACGTTGTCCACGTTTTTCCCAATTGACTTAACCCTGGGAATGTAACCGAAAAGGGGGACCCTGGAATGGATCAGGGCAAAGATAGTCCGGGCTGGAAATTGCATCACATAGTCCACGAACCGGCGGCAATCAACGCGGCGCAATTCCTGGCCAACGTGGCGGCCGCCGGGTCCGGTCTGCTGGCCATGCTGGGGGGCATCCCCAACGTCCTGACCGCCCAAATTGGGCCCGTCCTGGCGGTCCTGGTGGGGTCCATTCTGCTGGTGGGCGGGGCCCTCGGGGCGGTGTCCGTCCTGACCGGGGCGTGGTGGCTGGAACGTATTTCGTTGCTGATCGTGGCCGTGGGGTGGGTGTCCCTGCTGCCGGCCGCGGTCAGTTTCGCAACCCGGCCCCAATCCACCGGAACCATATGGCTGATAGTGGCACTTCTGGCCGTCGCCCTATCGGACATATTCAAGCGTTACCGGAGGATTGACTGGGCTTACCTGGACCCAACCAGGTAGGGGGGACCATGACACCGGAACTGTTAACCGCCATTCTCGGGGTGGGCGGCCTGGCCGCAATCGTCCCCAAAATAGTAGACGGCGTTTCGGCCTGGCTGTCCGGCCGGGCCAAAACCGAAAAGGCCCGGAATCAAACGGTCCTGTCCAAACTGTCCGCCGCGGACCGCCGCGCCGAAAACGAAGCAGAGTTTAGGCGGGTACTCGAGGAATACGCGGGGCAGCTGCGGCTAATGCTGGTCAATGCCGGCGTGCCGGCGTCCGCGCTTCCACCCTGGCCAGTCCGGGAACATACCCGGCGGGCGACTGACCCGCCGGCGACGTAGTCACCCAACCCCCACCCGTTCCCGGGCGGGGTTTTTTTATGCCCTAGAAAGGGGTCCAGCATGGCC